CTTTGTAAAAAGGTAAGGGCGGACACCACCTGGAACATCCATGCGATCCATCGTGCTTCCCATCCTTGTGATTCGCGCTCAAACCCATCAATCTCATCATCGTCCAACAATGAATCCATCACACCTTCTTGTGCCTCTTGCGCAATCATAATAATGGGCATATTGGGAAGTTCCAAACAGATGTCGAATTCAACCCCATCGGATCCGGATCCAGACTCGGATCCAGACTCGGATCCAGACTCGGATCCAGACTCGGATCCAGACTCGGATTCGCTTTCTGAATGGTGCTTGCGCGATCCTCGTCGCACAATCGATTGATTGATATCCATCATATTCAGAGAATTATCGGCTTCCTCCTCAATCGTATCAAATGTAACGGATTGAACCGATTCTGCGTCACTGTCTACATCTTCCACTACCTCCAATGGTTCTAACTCAACATCGGATTCATCGCCATCTTCAAACGGACAGGTCGTAATTTCTTTATAGAACTCATCGAAATTAGGAACTTCTTCTTTGTTTTCATGAAGAACGGTTAAGCGCGCGCTGTGCGATTCCATCCCTTTCCAGAACCAACGGCATTGACGATAGGTATCATATTCATTGGTAATGGTATACTGGTAGTTTTTACTGATTCCCGTGTAGGAACCATACGATAACACGCAATGTGGAGTCAAATCAAGTTCACGGAAGCGGCTTAGGACAAAATTACATACCGCATCAACATAGGCCTGATTATTGTGGCTATGTAGCTTAAGAAGTGTACTCTTCCACGTCTTTTCACTTTGTGGAAGAAGAGGGTGTTCAGGGCAGACATATTTTTCTTTGATGATATCAATTGGATTTAATAAGTGAACCGTTTTGACAAAGACATCGCACGGTTCAGCATCAGGTGGATCAGAATTCGAATCGGTTGATACAGGTACACGCATGGCACTCCATATTTTGGGGTGATGTTGTGAAATCCATTGATTGATCTGATACTTGGTCGGGAGTTCCATGTTCTTATGAGAAAGTGCTGATTTAGGAATGGTAAAGAGGTCAAGAGCAGGAAAATAGCGTTGTAAATGGGCATAATTCGAAAAGATCTCACGCTCATTCTCTGTAAGATCACGACTTCGACATGGATCTTGGAGGAGTGCCTTTCGTACCGCTTTCATCTCCTTGTTTGGAAGACTTACGTGCGTGTTTCTGAAGCGCACGACAAATTGGAGAGCGATACTAGAATTAGTATGGCATCACAAGGAGGCGTAAATGTTAATCTCCGGAAGTTTGTAATGAAAGGTATTCCACAAGACGCGGTCGCCGTTTTTATTGGTCGTCGTCGTACCGGTAAGTCCACTCTGGTTCGTGATTTACTGTTTCATCATCAAGATTTGCCGATGGGTTGTGTCATTTCCGGAACAGAAGAGTCAAACGGTTTCTTTAAAAAGATAGTTCCGCCGATGTTCATTCACGGAGAGTACAATCCTGTCATTTTGGCCAATTTCGTAAAACGTCAGAAACTGGTCATGCAACGGATTCAACAAGATTTAGAAAAGGGAATCAAATCGAATATTGACCCTCGAGCCTTCTTGATTTTAGATGATTGTATGTATGATGATTCTTGGACGCATGATAAGAACATTCGCTACTTGTTTATGAACGGGCGTTGGCTCAAGGTATTTTTCATTATTACTATGCAGTTTCCACTTGGCATTCAGCCTGCGTTGCGTACCAATGTCGATTATGTGTTTATTTTACGAGAGCCCTATATGAATAACCGTAAACGTCTATTTGAAAACTATGGTTCGGCTTTTCCTTCATTTGAGTTTTTCTGTCAAATGATGGATCAGTGTACGCAAAATTATGAATGTTTGGTCATTAATAACAATACACAGAGTAATAAACTGGAGGATACCATTTTCTGGTACAAAGCAGAAGTTCATGGTGATTTCAAGATGGGCGCACCTGAATTGTGGCGTCAGTCAGAGATGATGGCGCGTGTAAAAGAAGAAGAAGACGCATCACAATTTGATCCGCGCTCATCTCAGCGATTGAGGGGACCGGCCATTAACGTACAAAAGAGATTTTAACAATGGGTAGTAGAATGAATAAGAAATTGTTACATACATTATGTATTATCTTATTGGCAGGAGTAATCGGCTATTTGTTTTATTCGTCATGTTCTGAAGGATTATCTGTGCCACAAGGCCCACAAGGACCGGCTCGTTGCGGAGTAGACCTTCCATCCTGTTCGGGTCAAGATGTACGGTGTATCAATGGATACTGTCGTTCAGATGTAGCGGCTACGTTGCCATCATTTTCGGATATATCAATGACACCACCCACTGCGTATTGATGAACGAACCGATAATAAAACCTCACCATTTGCTAGAAAATGGCTCATCCGAAAGCAATGGGAATTGGTGCGATGCTTGTATTATTGGTTTTAGCAGTGGTAGTACTACCAATGATTGTACGTTATATTGACCGCATGGAGCCTCACTTCGTAATTTCTGGATTTCAGGATTTGGCACACGCCAATGCTTCCAGTGGCTCGATTCAGGTCCCTGCCCAGGCCTCTCAGTCGATGGCCAACATGTATCATCCGGATCCAAACACCAATTACATGTGCGGATCTCCGAACGGAAATGGTCAGTCTTGCCCTGAAGGTACATTTTGTGATGGAACCACCCAGTCATGTATCCCTATCTTTGTAGGAGGTGCCGTGCCCGACACTGGTTATTTTTCATAAATTGATGTATGGTACCAAGAAAATAAATATAATATGATATGTATTTTCTATGATAATTGATATGTTTAATTGTATTACTCTGGGTTTACAACCGTGTTCTCGACATCTGGATTGGGAACGGTATCGCTCGGATCCGCCTCCACTCTCTCCATGGTGACCACCGGTTTCTCGATCTTGCGCTGAAGAGCCAAATCACCCGACGCACCGAACATACCATCGAACTGGCCAGCAGATGAACCACCCGAAGTGGGGGCACTGGAAATCTGCTTGGCGCCCTTCGTGCGCTCCTCGAAGAACTGCTCACGAGCATCCTCGTTCTCGTGGTACTTCTTCATGAGAGTGTTCAGCTGATCATTGTTGTACTCCTGGTCCTTGACCTCATTTGGTGAGGGGTCCCATGGAGTCCACTTTCCAACCTCGCCCATAAAGATGTTGTGGTACTTATCCTTGGCCTGGAGCTTCTTCGCCTTGATCTCCGCCTCCTTCGGATTACCGTAGACACCGCGAACCTTCACGCCACGAATGGTGGTGCGGAAATCATTGAGCGCATGAAACTCCTGCTCCAACTTTTCCTTATGAGAATACAAGAAATCCTCGTATGCCTCATTGATCTTCGTCTTATTCAAGTCTGCTTTGCTCTTCTGAATAAACGCACCATACTGGGTCATCACGCTGTCGATCTGTAGACGATTCTTACGGCAGATCTCTGCCGACGCCATCTGATCATTCTTCTCAAGCTCCTTCACGCGTTCGTCCAACTGATCATTAACGTTCTTTACAATATCTACCATGTACTTCTCCAGATTCTTAATCTTCCAGTCAACCTCATATGCGTGAAGGAACTTCTGGAAGAAGAAGAGATCCTTTTTATCAAGCACTTTCTCCGGGCTCAGAAAACTGAGCAGCACGTAGCGCTGGCCTGGAATTTCGGTGTCCTCGTCCAAAAAATCTTCGATTACGGCGTTCTTATCTGAGCTCATCTCTACGATTGTTCAGATAGGTATGCTTTAAACTCATACGTCCTGACAGTGACTTTTTTTTCTTGCGTGTAAATATAGAAATCATGATGGGCTACGGATTTGCTGAAATTGTCAATCGCATCATTAAGTACCTCATTGAGGGTCTCGTTATCGCCGCCGCCGCCATCTTCATCCCGAAGCGTGCCTTGCCGCTGGATGAGGTCGCCACCTTGGCAGTCCTCGCCGCCGTTGTATTTGCCGTTCTGGACGCTGTCTCGCCCTCGGTCGGTGTTACGGCCCGCCAGGGTGCTGGTTTCGGTCTGGGCGCTAACCTGGTCGGCTTCCCTGCCCGTTTGTAAGTACCCGTTTTAAAAACTACGGTATTCACTTTATGATACTTAAATAACTACATTAAAAATAACATATTTACTATTTTTATGGATAGTATGTTATTTAATACAATTCGATTTGTAAATATTTTTAAAAATACTAAATAGATGTCTAATATTTTTGAAAAAACACGCGCGCGTGCTGCGAGCCAAGCATCCGAAGATGAACCATTCGTTTTTAAACCACAAAAACCATATAATTCTAGTAGGGCTACGTATCCTAGTGCGTCAGCATCTGCATTCGCAGAAGAAGAAAAATTCGATTATCAACCACAACCCCCATATAACCCTAGTAGGGCTACGTATCCTAGTGCGGCAGCTGCTATGCCTCAAGGTCTCAATCCAGAACGCGCTCGTGAAAGAGAACGA